AGCCCGCTGACCGCTGTGCCCGTAGAGGCGTAGTACGCCATCTGGTTGGCGGTGCCGCTGTTGACCGTGCCTGACCCCGGGGCAGCCGCCCAGGTGCCGTCGCCACGCCAGAAGGTGGTCCCAGACGCGCCGGTGCCGCTGTTCAGATTCGTGACCGGCAGGTTCCCCGTTACATCAGCCGTCAGGGAGACGGAAGTAACGAGCACGTCGTCGGTCAGCTTCGTACTGCCCAGCTTCTTCTTTGCCATGAGCGGATTAGGTGAAAGTCAACTGCAGCACGCCATCTCGCGCCTTGACGTACCGTTGGAAATGCCCGCCGGCGCGGACCCAGATATAGCGGCTGGCCGCCGCTGTCTCGGACACCCGGATCTTGAAGTTCCCCGAGCTGTCCGTCTTGAATACGGCCGTTGCCGTGCCCCCGCCACCCAACAGCGTGCCGACCGGAGAGGTCGCGGCGCTGATGGTTGCGGTCGCTGACGGCTCCGTGTCCCCTGCGCCATCGGACACGATGACCATGACGCCGACCTCGTTGCTGGCGAGCGAGGCCCCGGTGACATCCTGCGAGCTGGCGCTGACCTCGATGGCGTTGCCAGACTCTGCCCCGGGCGTGGCCCACACCACCTCTACCAGCTCCGACTCCCACGCCGGGCCACTGCCGCCAGCGGCGATTGTGACCCACGATGACCCGTTATAGACGTATGCCGCCCCGGTATCCGTGGCGACGTACATCGACCCGGTCCCTGCCGTCGCCGGGCGACTAGACGCCGGCCCAGACGTAACGTGCGCGACATCGTCATCCTGATGCGACACAAACTTGGATCGCAGCAAATTGTCATTGCTGCGCGTCTGCCACGCCTGTGGGTCCGACCCCACTGGCGAAGTGAACGGCTTCACGTCATAGTCGCCAACGGCCATCAGCAGTTATAGGGCGAAAGGACGAAGGTGTCCACCAGCGATCCTGTGCTGGTGTAGAGACGACAAGTTGCATCAATGACATCGCCCGACCATAGCCCTCCGCCCGGATACCCGTTGCCGGGCTCGATGGTGATTGGCGAGGTCGTGAATGGACCGCTGGTCGTCGCGCTCACTGGAACGGTGCCTGCAATCTCCCACGTCACATTGACGTATTCCCCGCCTGCGGCGTTGGTCAACGAAAACGTGATGTTGAACTCCCCGCCTCCATCATTGGGCACGACGACCGTTCCCCATGCCACCGAAGCGAAGGACGGCGTCGGAAGATTGCCTCCGAAGAGCGCCATGCGCTGGACAAGCATTACGCGCCCTTGACCGCGAAGGCGGCCAGGTACTCCGTGCCGTCGTACAGCCCGGAAACAACATTCTTCTTGTTCAGTGCCGTGTTGTAGGACGGCGGATTGTCACCGAAGTCGAACCCCGTCAGGGACACCGTCCGTCCGCCCGTGCCGTCCTGCACGAGGATCAGCGTGTAGGTGCTGCCCGTCTGCGGGTTCGAGAAGGTCAGCGTGGCGTTCCCGGTCAGGGTCACCTTCTGCACGGGGCCGTTATTCCAGTTGATGGCCAGCGACGTACCGGAGTTCCCTGCGTCGTAGATGCCGGGCTGGCCGTTGGTCACCGTGAACGTGGTGTCTGTCACCCACGCCGACCCAGTGTCATACGCCAGCGAGGCGACCGTCGTGCCGCCCACCGTCGTCGTGGACACCCACTTGCGCCCCGCCGTGCCAGCCGCCGGACGGCTCCCCGCCGCCGAAGACTGGACGTGGATGCCGGGGTCGCTGTCGTGCGTGTTGTATGTCGCGCCGACGTTGTTGATGTTGTTCCGCACCACCGTGGCGTCGAGCGGATCGCCGTTCGCCGGCGTGGCGACGTTGGCGTACTGGTGCTGGGTAATCGTCTCGGCCATGAAGTCTCCGGTCAGCGGCGGCCCAAGGCAAATCCTTGGGTCTGCCAGCGGCTAAAGAATACGGACTTTTTATCACTGTTGGAGAGCGCGATATCGAGATAGTACCCGCTCGCGCTCATCGGAATCTGGTAGCTCCGTGAGTTCACTCCGCCCCACACCGTGGTGCTGGCCCACGTTGTGCTAGGGTCCCACGACCCCCCGGCCGGCCCGGAGAAGCTATACACGCCCGCGCCGAGGTCCGACTCCCACGACACGGCGATGGCGGCGTTGCTCCCCAGCGTCGCGTTCAGGTAGCTCCAGCGAAAAGCTTTCGCCTCCGCCTCGTTGCCGAAAAAGAGCCGCCGGAGCCGCACCACCGAGACGATGGTGTCCCCCGCATCCGCCGAGCCGAAGGTCGAGCCATCGCTGTAGATGTTGGGGTAGTCCGACACCGTGAGGTGATACGGCGACGCGCTGTTGCCCCGAATCACGAACTGGTCTGCACCGGTATTGACTGGGCTGACGAAGAAGCAGGCCGTGTTCAGGTACTCCCCGATCCACGGGCCCGCCCACGCTTTGAGCACCAGGTGATAGACATACACCCCCTGCCCGGGGACGTACCACCAAATCTCCTGCGTCCGGCGACTCAGCACGCCACGGACATTTGCCAGCTGCGCCGGGGTCAGCCCCTGCAGGAGCGGAAGCAGGGGGTCCGGGGTCGCGGGCGTCCCCAGCTGGAGCACGCCGCCCTCAGTCGCCACGAACGCGCCACGGTCAGACAAGAAGTACGCCGCGCCGTCCGTCTCGACGATGGACAGTGGCGCGATGGTGCCGGTCTGCGAGGAGACGCCCTCCGGCTGGACCGTGATGTCGTCCTGCCCAAACCCGGTCAGCCGGGAGATTCCACGCCGGTGGAAGATGAGTAGCGAGGAGCCGACCGAGGCCAGCCCGATGATCTTCTCGTCGCTGAAGGTCCGGACGATAATCTGGCCACCACCATCCGTCGCATCCCCGAGCTGATCGCCGTCGTTCAGCTTCGAGTAGAAGAGGCTGTCAGGGTAGGTGCTGTTCCCGCACCCCCAGAGGCGCTGGTTGTGGACCTTGATGACCGAGCAGTCCTGCGTCCCCGTGATGTTGACCGTCAGGGTCGTGCCGTCCCACTTGTTCAGGAGGCCGCCGTCCGCGATGTAGACCACATCGGTCGAGCCCCCGCTGATAAACGAGGCGAAGGTCGGCGTGACGCTGGTGCTCAGCGCCCCCGTTTGGCTGGTCCATGAGGCGACCGGGAGCGACAGCATATCCGCCGTGTACAGCGTGCCGTTCGACACCACGAGTCCCTGCACCGCCCCGCTGTCCCGCACCCATCCGAACCCGTTCTGGGGCGCACTTGCCAGCGCGTTGGTGCTGGTCCGGACGCTCCCGTTCCGCTTCAGGATCGCCCCGTAGTCCGTCAGGCGGGCGTTCTGCGCCAGCCGCATCTGGTCCGGCTGGAGCGAGTAATCGTCGGAGACGGTGTTAATCCCGCCGGCAAAGCTCAGCTGCGCGTCACGGAGGACCGGGCGACTCATCAGGCCCCACCCCACTCATACTTCTGGTCCGGGTAGGCCATCAGGGTGGGCTGGATAGTGTAGCGCCGCAGGTCGTCCAGCATCGCCGCCCGCTGGAGCTTGGCCTCCTCCCGGAGAACCCGCGCCGCCCCAGACTCCGCGCCGCCCTTGTTGAGGAGCATCGCCCCCGCCTCGTTGGCGAGGATCAGCTCCCCGCCGTCCGGGAAGTCGATGACCGAGCTGCTGGTCGCCAGCTGGTTAAACGCGGTCGGCTTGTAGTTGACATACACATACAGCGTCGTGCTGGCCGCCACGGGGAGAATCTGCAGGGCCTGCCCGGCGGTGTAGAAGAGCCGCGGGTAGGTGGGCAGATAGTTCGTCGTCGTGGCCAGCGGCACGTCCTGGAACCGCGTTTGGGTGTACAGCACGTTGCCGTCTGACACCGAAAGGACGCGGTAGAAGTTCTGCTGGCTGTCCCCGCTGCCGCTAGACAGGGCGCTGAAGGACACCATCCCGTCGCCATCCGTCGTCACCGTCCGTTTGGCGAAGGTGTAGTAGGGCTGGGCGTTGAGGATATTGGACCACTCATCCCCGTAGACGCTGCTGAGGACGGTCGTGATGGTCGCATCCGACCACCGCTCCGACGCGACCGCGTCCATCGTCTCGCGGGTGAGCGCAATCAGTTGGGCTTTGGTAACGGCCACGGGTCGATGGGGTAAGGGGCTTACAGCGTGTCCAGCACTTCAGTCAGCGCGGCGTCCGCGGCCTGACCGATGGGCTGGGTGGCATTGAACTGCTCGACGAAATCCGCCATCCGGCGCACCTCGTCCTTGGGATACTGCCGGAACGTGCGCTCCAAGTAGGCCGGCGCTTCGTCAATACTGCAGAGCATCGGGAGATACCCGATGATATCGTACGCCATCTCGGGGTCTGTCTCGCCCCGCTGCACCCACTCCCACCGGGTGTCCTCGGGACTCCAGCGAAGGCAAATGGCCCAGTGCTCGCCTGTCTGCTCCAGAAACTTCATAAACAATCCGGCGTGGAGGGCCCGGAGCCGCGCCACCACATGGGTGGGCGGCTCGGGCTGGCCGGCTGCGTTCAGCAGCACGGTCACGTCTTACTCCTCGACGTACAGCTCGACCACGCACGCGATGTCGTCCGGCTGGACCGACACCGCGCCCACAGTCACAATCTCAAACTCCAGCGTATCGCCCGGGTTAAGCGTCCGCTGGGCATCCGTCAGGGTGCTGGTCAGCGCCAGCGCAATCCCCTCGCGGGCCGTCTTGGCGTTGATGTCCAAGTCGCCCGTAAGCGTCACGGCCGCGTTCGCCGTGCTGTCGTACTTGATGAGCCGCGCCACGCAGGACGAGGCCGCGGTGGGGTAGGTCCCCGCCGACACGGTCGCGCGGTTGATGAAGCACTTCCCCGGCATCGCGCCGATGGTGTGCGTCTGGGTGCCCGCGGCCAGCGTCCCGGTGTTGATGCGACCGCTCGTGAGCGGCACGGGGAAGACCCCCAGCCGGCCCGGCTTCGGCGCAAAGATGTTATAGGCCATGTGTTATCCTCGGGTTGGGGTGAGGAGGGTGCCCCCCCACCCCGTCCCCGTGAAGGTTAGACGTGCGTGTAGCGCGCCGTGTCGGTGTACCCCGTGATCGAGCCGTGCGCGTTACGCGCCAGGCAGGCGAGGTTGCCGTACCAGCCGTAGGTCGTCTCGAAGGCGTCACGCCCCGAGAGCCAACGCCACGGACCCGCGCCCTCGAACTCGACGAAGCCCCAATCCTTCGCATCCACCCACGAGAGCGAGGGGATGTGGAGGAGGTAGATGGTGCCAGCCGGGACGTAGTAGTCCTGCACGAGCGGCACGCCGCAGACCTCAAGGGCCTTGTAGCCACCCTTGATCGTCGTGCTGAACTCGCCGGCGGTGAACCGACGCTGCCCGACCATCGACTCCATGAGCTTCTTGGCGAGGCCCGGGGTCGTCATGAGCAGGAAGTCCTTCGGACGCACCATCGCGTCCTTGCCGCTGCGGCCAGAGATCTTCTGGATAAGGTCCCAGATGTCCGACTCGGTCGGCTGGTTCGCATCCGGCGTATCCGTGCCGGCCACGAGGCGCGTCGCGTCCCAGATGCCGTAGGTGGAGGCCGAGATGTTGTGCAGCGAGGCATACGACCCGCCGCGGTTGGTGATGTTGATGAGCCCGTTCATAGCGCTGTTGAACGAGGTGTCAGAGGCGGTCGCCTTGACAATCTTGTCCGTCGCCGCCATGCCCGAGATGGCCGTGCCAAGCGTCAGCGTGGCGTTGTCGCCGCTGTTGCTGATGGCGGTGATGGCCGAGCGGCCGAGCACCGCGTCCGACGACGAGGTGTCGAGGACCGCGATGTAGTCACCCACGGAGAGGAGGAGCGAGCCCTGGCCCGCGCCGCTCACGCCGTAGGGGGACGACACGATGATGCTCGTGGTGGACGAAGCCGTGCCGATGAGGGCGACGACGCCATCCGCCTTATTGTGGAGCGCCTGCTGCATAAGCAGGGTGGACGCCTCCTTGATCTCCTCCATCGTCTTCTTGGCGATGGTGGTGAAAGCGGCATCCTTGGACTGCGTGCCAACGAAGGCGAGGCCGTCGATCTGGCGGGTCGTGTACGCACGAACCACGCCGACGTTCGCCTGCACTTCCGTCGCGGTGGTGTCAGGCGGGAAGTACCCGGCCGACGAGAACGTCGCGCCAGCCGGACGGCCGGTCACGACATCGAAAAACACGTTGTTGCCGCCCCAGCGCATGTTGCGGGGGCCGCCCGCCCGACCCTTCTCCAGCTGGGCAAGAAGCGGGGTGACGAGGTTCTGGACCTTCTCGCGGAACTGGCTGTAAACGTTCTTCAGCAGACCAGTGAGTTCCGCATCCGTGATAACGGTAGGATTCGGCATGAGAGTGTGTGTGGAAAACTAGAGGTTAACGGATGGACGCCATGATTTCCGACATCGCGGAATCGAGGGCGTCATCCACGGTCGCCGGTTTGGCGGCCTTGGGCTTGGCCGGGGTATTGCTCGCCGCACGACCCACGGGCTTCGTGGCCTGCCCCACCGCCCGCTTGGCCTTCTGTGCCTCGACTTGCGCCTTGGCGACCGCGGCCTGCGCTTCCTTGACCTGCGGGGAAGGGGCAGACTCACTACGCCGGGCATGCTGCATCTGGGCCCAAATTGCCAGGTCCTGCACGATGTACTGCCGAGCGGCGTCAAACTGTGACGCGGGGAGATAGGTCTGCCCGTTCGGGGCGACCGCCGCGTGCAGCTGCATGGCATACGCCATCCGCTCTTCCAACTCCTGCCGCGACACGGAGGGGAGCGCCTCTGCAATCAGCTGGATCGCCGGTTGCACCTCCCCCGTGTAGAACTGCTGTCCTGCCTCCGCGATGCGCTGCATCTCCGTCTGCATCCGGAGGTCCTTCACCTGCTGCTCGGCCCGCTGGGCTCGCCGCTCCGGCGAGTTCTCCTGCGAGAAGGCGTCCCGCACGGCCAAGAAATAATCTTCGTCGGTCAGAAGGCGCTCCAGCTGGGCCTCCCGTTCCTCGATGAGCTGGGACAGCTCCTCACGCTCCGACTTGAGCGACAGCGCGTCCCGCTCCGCCTGCTGCATCTTCTGCTCGCGCTCTTCGTTGTACACGCCGAACTGGGCGAGCTTGACCACCTTGTCCAAGCGGTCCTGCCGCACCTTGCCGTTCGCCTTGTACTCGACGATGAGGTCCGGTACCTCGACCTCACCCTCGGCATCCCTGAGCGTGAACTCCGTCGCCAGCCCTTCGGTGACCGTCGGCACCGCGACATAGCCACCCGGCAACTCCGGTGTGGCCTCCTCGGTCGTCTCCTCGGTCGCCTCTGCTTCAGAGGGCTCGGCGTCTTCCGTGGTGTCTTCCGGGGTGACTGCCGTGGTATCTTCCGGGGCCTCAACCGCCGCAGCGGCTGGGGTGTCGTCCTGCGTGTCAGCGGGAGCCGGCACGGCGGGCGTGGGGGTGGCGCTCGCGGTGGTGTCCGCGAGGGCCGCCGACGCGGCGTCGGCCAGAGCTTGCTGAATGTCCATCGGTCCAGCTCCTAAAATTGGCGCGACAGGGTGTCGGACTGGCCCGCCAACATCTGATCCGGCGACTGGCCCATCTGGGCCTCCTGCAGAGCCCCAATGGCCCCAATCGGCGGATTATTGCTGGCCAGCGGCAGCTGTCCCGCGGGGAAGGAGGGCACACCGGTCGGTTGACCGGGGCCAGCCGGGGGTGCCCCGCCCATCGGCGGAGCCATCGCCCCCTGCTTCTGTGCGGCCTGATTTGCCAAGGCCGTCCACCGCTCCTGCGCGGCGGCAATAATCTGTGGGTCCAAGTCGTCCTGAAGCAGAATCTCCCGCTCCAGTACGTCCTGATGAATCGCTTCGTTGTCCTGCCAGCGAAGCTCGGGGACCATCGCGCCCATCCGGATGGCGTCCGCCACCCGCTTGGCCCGTGCCTCCTGATCCTCGTCCGGGCTGGACATATCCCGCGCCACGGCGAACATCTGCCGACGGCGGTATTCCTTGATGTCGATAATGCCGGACTGCAGCCAGTTGTCGAGCAGGTAGAGCCGGAAGGCCATCGGCATCGGCATCAGCGTCGCGGGCTCCACCCGGACATCCGACTGCCCGTCGAGGTCCGTGGACGACACCGCCCGAGCGAGGTCCGGCCGGCCCTTGCCGACCGCGCCCAGCGCCCGCGGGACATCGTAGCCCCACGCCATCCCCGCCATCGCCACCTTGCACCAGTCCGTGAACGCCTGCGCCAGCGCGTTGACGGCGGGGCTGAACACCCGCTCCAGCTGCTCACGGCTGGCGATGATGGCTCGGCCCGACTCCCCGGTGACCTGGCCGCGGCTGACCGCGTTCCAGCCCGAGGCGTCCTCAAAAGCCGTCTTCTCCAGCGCCAGCGCCTCCTTTACGTCCTGCCCAACCGAGAAGCCCTGCACCGGCTGAATGGAGTCCGACATCGGCCCCGCGCCCCGAATCTCAATCATCGAGGTCACGCCACCCATAAACGTCTCGGTGGCGATCGCGTTCGGCCGGGTCAGGAACCGCCCACCCGCGTTCACGCGGATGTTCTCGACCCACTTGGACAACAGGGCGTTCACGCGCATCTGGTGGTCGAGCCACTGCTCCACCACCGGGCGCGGGTAGTACGACGGATCGCTGGAGCCGTCCCGTACCGCGACCACGGGGATGGCATTCCAGAGGAGGGGCGACGGGCCGAAGACGACCGTGTCCCCCACGATGATGAGGTGCAGGCCCTCAGGAAGAGCGTCCGGGTGCGGAGCGACGTAGACCGTGAACCGCTCGGTCACGTCCTCGTCCCGGAGCCGCTGGCCCTCGCCAATCGTGGTCTGCGTCAGCACCCACGCGCCAATGCCCTCCGACCCGCTATAGGTCGGCTGGTTGCCCGACATCATCGTGGTATCCGCCGCCTCCAGCCCCGTCACGCCGTAGCGGAACGCGGCCTCAGCCTTGGTGATCACCTCGCGGATGACCACCCAATGCGGGGCCTGCGACACCGTCGCGTTGGGGGACACTCGGACCTGCTCCACGCGGAGTGTCTGGCACCCGAGGTCGCCCAGCGGCTTCTTCTGGCCCGGAGCCATCCCCAGCCGCTCGTCCCACGGGCCCTTGTCCGGGTCCCAGAACAGGTGCCAGAAGCTCACGCCGTCCGTCTGAGCCCAGAACGCCGCTTCCCGAGCCAGCCGGGGCATCAGCATCTGCTCGTACTGGTACTCCAGCGACAGCTGCTGGGCCTGCGCCTTGCGCTTATCGTCCGGGTCCTGCGTCGTCGGCGTTACCGAGAAGCCCGGCTTCTGGTCCATCAGGATCTGCAGGCGCTGGTCGAGCGCCTTGTCGATCATATTGTAGACCACGCGAGCCGCATCCCGCGGACGGGCCGGCTCACGCCACGGCCCCAGCCCATTGGCCGAAATCCACTGCTGACCGGCCCGGAACAGCCGGTTCCGCTCCACCAAGTGGAGGTGCATCTGCACAGCCTCGCGCCGAGACTCCCACAGCCCCCGGCCCCACGAGGCCCACGCCTGCATATCGTCGGCGGTATTCGGGTCTGCCCCGGGGTAATCCGCGCCATACAGCGCCCGCTGGAGCGCTGCGATGTCTTCCTCGACCGTCGCCCCCGTATCCTCCGGCGGATTCGGCGCAACCTCGTCATTCGGCGTGGTGGGATCGTTGGAAAACCCCTCCATCGCCCGCACCGCTACGTCGTCCAGCAGCGACTCGATATACGGACTCGTCATTTACCCGATTCTCCCGACGCCAAAGGCGCTCCGAACCCGATTCCAGTCCCTGAGGTCCTCATACCGCTCCCGAATGGACCGGAGAACCTCTTCCTGCGCCCACGGCTCCCGCTCCTGGTTGGCCACGGCCACCAAATCCTCGGGAATCTCGACCGGCGGGGGCAGGACCGGTGCCACCGGCGCGGCCTTGAACTCCCGCACCACGCCAGCGGCGGTATGCACAAAGTACACCGCCACCGCCGCCCAAAGGCTGTGGATGACGAGGCTCACTCGCCCATCCACTGATGAGCCATCAGCTTCGGCGGACGCGCCTCGCCCAACCAGCTCGTCTGCTCTGTCGTCAGGTCCGGATGCGCGGCGGCGAACACGTCCCACCGGAACGCGGCGGGCGCGGGATCGTAGAACACGTCGGCCCCCTCCGCAAACGCGGGGCGCGGCGTCTCTAGCACCCCGGCTTGTCCGCCGTTCGGCTCCGCGCTCAACGCCCCGTCGCGGAAGTAGACCTCCTGCGGTTCGGCATACGGCGCGAGGTGGACGTAGGCAAGGCCGTCCACGACCCCGAGGACGACGTAGCCCGCCGTGAACTCCTCGGGGAGCGCGGTGACGGGCAGGGTGACAATCATCGACGGACGCATCAGGCAACTCCAGCGAGAGAACGCATCGTCGCCATCGTCTGCTCGCCAGCGGCGACAATGACGTGTGTGTAGGCGAACTGGTCGTGGTCCGCGTGACCAGCAATATAGAGGCGCGGATTAGCCCACGCCGTTGCAGGGCCAGAGGCAGTCGTCGTGCCCGTCTGCTCGACTCCGCCGTTAACGCTGATGCCACTTGACGGTACCCACGATGACGAAAGCACGCCGCGATGCTCAATGATGTCGCGCAACACGGGAATAGGCGACGGCGTAGCGTTGCCGGAACGTAGTGTCACGCCATCGTCGTAAAGTGTTTGCACCTGACTTGTGCCAGCATTTCGCACCAGCGAAAAGCGGGGGTCGGCTCCCGTATTGATGTCACCAATGTGCAACACACGTGCGGCGTTTGTCTGGCTCTGGTATGCACCAGCATTGACCCCCCGCACGTACACCGTCATCGCCTGCGGCGGCGCGGTGAACGGGAAATAGAGGCTGTCGGCGTTCCGCGTCACCGTCGTGGCTTGCGTCTTGATGTACGAGGACGGCACCACCGCGTTCTCGGCCTGTGCGCCCCAGAGCCCGACCGTTCCAGTCACCACCTCATTGTCGGTAATGAGGTAGCGATGCACATTGGCCGCCACAACGCCCGTTGCGCTGAACAGGATGCGATACCAGCCGTTCGCGAGTGCTTCGACCGGGTACAGTGTGCCTGCGCCTGCAACTGTCGCCAGAGTCGGAACGCCAGCGGTCCACGTGACGTCAACCACGTGGCGGTTCACAGCCGCAGACTGGTCTCTAATCGTGAGGCGAGTCTTGGTGGCGGTGCCCGCACGCAGAAACACCGCAGCGCATTTTTCCCCGTCGCCCGTGAACGTGACGACCCGATAAATGCCGCCAGCGGAAGAGGTGACGCTCAGCGTATCTGCCGTGAGGGTGCCGTCTGGTGCCGTCGTCGTGTTCGCCGTGACGGTTGCGCTTGCCAGCGTCCACGTATCAAACTCCTCGGACCGGATGCACAGGTTCGTTCGCTGCGGCTCCAAGAGCAACGTCTGGATCGGGGCGCTGGCCCCCGTCGGGGTGACGTAATGCGAGGTGCGGGCGACCCCGGTGGCGGCGGTGGCGACAATCAACTCGTCCATTTACGACACCCCCGCGATCGCTCGCATCTCCGCCATCGACTGCACCCCCGGGACCACCGCGATGTGGGTGTAGGCGAACTGGCTGATGGCCGTCCCACCTCGCTGGCCGACATACAGGCGAGTCGCGGACCACAAGGCGGGGAGCGCGTTGGCAGCCGTGCGGACGCCAGATATTTCTGCCGCACCGCCCAGCGAGACGTTCGCTTGCACTGACCCGTCAGCGAACAGCACGAATCGTCCCTCTTGCATCGTCCCTCGTGCGGCCAACGAGGCGGCTGGCCCAGCGTCAGTGACTTCCGTGCTGCCGTTGTTCTGTGTCATCCCAACGCGGGACACTCCAAAATCCATCCGCAAGCGCGGCGCGGCGGCGGCGGCGTCTCCGATAAACAGCCACGATGTGCTAGGGTTCGGGGATTCGCTCACCCCCCGGACGTACACCGTCATCTGCTGCGGGGGAGCCGTGAACGGGAGGTAGAACGAGTCCGCGTTCCGCGTCACCGTCGTCCCCTCGGTCTTGATGTACGAGGAGGGCAAGCCAGCTTCAATCTGTGCGCCCCAGAGGAACAGGCCGCTCGTGCCGTCGCCTGTGTAGGTACTGGTCGTCCCACTCTGCACCAGTCGCAACGCGGATTGCATTGACGTTACGGTTGGCGTACTTGACGCCGTAATGCGATACCACCCTCCTGACAGCGAGGTAATGCTGGATGCAACTACCGCTGTGCCAGTTCGAACCACCGTACCATTGGAAAGGTCAAAAATCATTTCGGTGTCAGCCGCCGACGCATTGTCGAAGATACTGACTCGCGTTCGCTCGTCGGCCTTGACATAAAACGACATCGTATGTGTTACGCCAGCGACAACTGTAATGACTGCAAGTACGCGATGTTGGGCGTTCGCCGTATTCTCGACGAGCTTGTCCGCCGTCGTAGTACCATCTGGCGCGGTCGTTGTATTTGCGGTAATCGTTGCGTTGCTCTTCGCCCACGCCGCGTTACCAAAGTCCTGCGAATAGAGTACGAGGTTCGTCCGCTGGGGTTCGAGCAGGAGCGTCTGGATTGGCGCACTCGCCCCGGTCGGCGTCACATAGTGCGCCGTCCGCGCTACTCCCGTCCCTGCGGTCGCTACGGTCAAGGCCATCGGTTAGCTCTCCGCAGTGTACGTGGCGTCACCCGTCCGGGCGAACGTCCCGCCTGAGACACCATCCGTGTAATTCCAGAGCAGGAACGGCGGCTGGATCGCGTTGTACGTCGCGTCCCCCGTCCGGCTATACGTCCCGCCCGAGACGCCCTCACCGACGACCCATGAAAAGAGCGTCAGGCCGCTGCCCCCGTTCCCCCGGCGGCGACGACGCCCTCCGAAGAAATCGCTGTCGCTCACCCGGCCATCCCAACCACGGTGACCGTCGCCGTGCCAGAGGTGTACGCCGAGGCCCGCACCCGAACCACCAACGCGCCGACGACATCAAACTTGTAGATGCCGGTCGCCGTGGTCGTTGTGGCGATGCCCCCAGAGTTTACATTGGTCGCCAGCACCGACACGAAGTTTGTGCCGTCAATTGACATCTCAAACGACAGCGTGGCCGAAAAGGTGCCCGTCACCTGGACGCCAATGCCGCCGTTGAAGAACTGGCGGTAGGCCAAGGTGACCGCGCCGTCGGCGGCCGTAATCGTGCTCTGGGTGCTATTCCGAAAGTTCGGCATGGTTCAGGGTGCCTCAGGGTGTAACAGGGTGAATAACTAGCAGTCCCAGGCCCGCAGACTCTTGTTGATGCGCGACTCCGGATCGTTCGCCGTCTTCGCGCTGGTCAGTTTGGCTTTCATGCCCTGCATGCGCCGGCAGAAGGCGATGCGGCGCTTGGCCGCCTTGGGCGACTTCCGGGCCTCGTCCGCCTTGACCGGCCGCTTGATGTCCCGGCCCTCGGCCCGCAACGAGGCGCGGCCCTTAGCGTTCAAGCCGCCCTCAGGGTCCTTGCCTTCTGCCCGCTGCCACGCCGGGGACGCCATCAGCCCTCGGCCTCGTCCTCATCCATCTCGTCCTCGTCCTCGTCTTCGTCTTCGAGGAGGGCAAGCTCGGCCTTCAAGGCGGCAATCTTCTCTTGGAGGGCGGCGATCTTCTGGGCCTTGGGCATCTTTTCGCTTTCGCCTTCGTCTTCGCCTGCGTCCTTGCCCATCGGGGACTTCATCTCCGGCTTCATCGCCGGCTTCATCCCCGTCTTGGGGGCACCGACGGCGATCATCACGGCGAGGCCGGGCTTGCCCGGTCCCTTCCGCTTGAAGGCGGGGGCCCGCTTGCCGACCTTCTCGGCCACGGCCTCCATCAAGGCATTTTTCTTATCCATCGTTACCAACCCTCCGCGGGCAGTTGCGAACTGAAGTCCCCCACCGCGGTCGGGCGGGGTTGATCGAGGCGGGTCTGCGGGTCATCCCCGTAGACCGCCGGTTTCACATACGGGTCCGGAGGCACCATCTGCACCCGGTCCCAGCCATACAGGGACAAGCCCAACGCCATGACGCCGTCATCGTGATACCCCTTGGGCGCTTCGTACTTCACGCCGGTGGCCGTGTAACTGAACTCGAACGTCTCCAGCTCCGCGGGCAACCACCCGGCGGGGAGCTGCAATTCGCCGCCCTGGAAGGCGGCAATCAGCCGCTGCATCAGCCGGAGCTTGGACGACTGGGTGAAGACGTGCGGGGTGACATCCACCCCCATCTGCTGAAGATCCGAGACGATGGCATCCCCCACCCCGGTGGCATCCACCACGCAGGGCACCTTGCCCACCATCTCCGCAATTTTTGACTTGGTAGCTGCCCACGGCAACTGCCACCGCTCCAACCGCACCACGCGCCGCCAGGCATCCATCCCGCAGACCACGGTGTAGTCCACCGAGCGGGCGAGGTCGATGCCGTAGACGACCGGCGGCTGTTCGCCTACCTCCCCCACCGCCTTCCGGATGGCGTCCAACCCAAAGGGGTTTGCGCCGTCATCGGTCGGGATGCCCTCGAACTCCTGCGCGAAGATGTCGGGCGGCAGCTCCTTGCGGGCGGCCTCGATCTCTTCGGGGGGGATGTAGGGGTTCTCCAGCGTGGAGGCCCGGAAGCTCTGCCAGTCCGGGTCCTGTCCCGTGTCCCCGCGGGTAAACAGCGTCACGAACCCGTGCCTCCGGCCCTTCGGGGTCCCGAGGAACAGGGCCCGCCCCCCCATATCTACCAGCGTCGGCCGGATCGCCGCCTGCCAGACATCGAGCAGGTCTTTGGCAATCCCCGCCTCGTCGATAACGGCCAGCGCGTATTTACGACCACGCGCCGGGTCTTGGGTGTCCAAGGTCCAGATTTCGATGACCCCACCCGTGACCAACTCCATCCGCTTGTCTTGCTCGTTCTGCCGCGCCACGATGGGCTGGAGCCGTTGACTCAACTCCCGCCACGCTTCCAGCGCTAACTTGTAACTCGGAGCAAACCACCCCACCGGCTGGCCCTTCAGGGCCGCGTCACAGGCCAGGCGGATGCCTAGCGCCGACTTGCCGTACCGTCGGCCACACATCACCACCCGGAACCGGGCGGGATGCTCCGCCACCCGGCGCTGGCCGGGATGGAGCTTGTGGAGCCGGATGCTGACTTCCTGCGCTTTCGGCTTGGCGGCTGGCACGATCTCGGGGTCAGAGACAGCTATGCAGACAGCTACCGCTGTGGGGGTGCTGCGTCGCCCCACCCGCTCGGCAGCAAACAACCTCCCATCCACGGCCATCGTCAACGAGGACTTATCAGGCGAAGAGCCTATTGCCGCAGTGTATAATATACCCTTGCCACCCCCTATTTGTCAAGGGGGCGCAGCTAATTTGTGTTGCGGGGGTGTTGCGGGGGTCCGCATGGCCCATGTACACAAGAGATCATGTTGCCTTGTGCACACTCTTGGTACTTGGTACTTGGTACTAGTTACTAGTTACTAAATACTAACTACGTTCGGGTGAAGCCAGCTTCACCCCCGAAGCCCGCTTCACCCCCGAAGCCCGCTTCACCCCCCCCTCCCTGCTCTAGCGCTGACTTGTACCCATCCCCCGCTTTCCCGCACTGAGTAGCCTTTTCCCATAGCACATACCGGGGCCGTCAACGTCTCCTTCGCGCTGGAATAGCCCTTTCGCGCCACAAAAGAGGGTGAGGGCTACCCTGATAGCCCCCACCCTATTTCAGGCCCGCAGAATCGAAATCAGCGCCATCTAGGCAATTTCCTCGCCATCCGGCGCTGGGAGTACCCGGATCGGCGCTTCTGCCGCGGCTTTCAGCACCGCGGTCACCGCCGCCTCTTTCAGCGCTTGGATATTCCTGACCGGCACCTCGTCCTCCAGCACCCGCACCTGGAGGGTCTGCTGCCCCTCGTGCTGCACCAGCTGCTTCTCGCCGTACTCCGCCGGCGCACTCCTCGACGCCGCCCACTTGAGCGTCTCGATCAGCACCCGGTCCATCGCCGTGGTCTGAGTCGTGCTCTCCCGCGCGACCCGAATCGCCTCCTCGGCCAACGCCGCCCCCAGCATCGGCCGGCACCGCTGGTACTCCGCCGTCCACGCCGCCTCCGCCGCGATCCACTTCCGCACCGTGCCCGGATTCAGCTTCAGCCGGCGGCAGGTATCCGCCACCGTGTGCCCGTTGGTCATCCCCTCAAACACCTGCGCCACAATCGCCGTGCGCTCCGCCAGTGTCCACTTCTCCTGCCCCCCACGCTTCCGCTTCGCTACCACGCCCCCCGTCTCGTCCGCCATCCTGCGCTCCCGTTGAGTTGTCCCACCCCAAGCTACTGGCGACTTGTACCACGCAACAGGGTGGCTGTGAGGGTGGAGTCACACTCGCCGCCGCCAGCCGGGGACATACCCCCCCTTCGGTGTTTCTTCGGTTCGGTGTTTCTTCGCTCCCTGGCCCCGAACAAACCCCGTATGTCCTGAAATCAGGACACCTAGAGCTGCTAGGTGTGTCCAGGTGACACGCTGTCACGTTCCTAGCCATTGCATTATGCAAGAGTCCCAGGCTTGCACTATGCGACAAGGAACGCACACGGAGGCAAGCGACACCGGAAGAGGCGGGGCAAGCCCTCCCGGAACCCTTAATGCTTTCTTAATGCTTTCTTAATCTTGTACCTATTGCGCTCCCGCTGGCATTGTTCATATTAAAGGCGCGACGCACGATAGGCCGCACTCACTTACTACAGCGGGGGGGGGCAATGGAAATCAAGGTACACTACCGCGAAGTTTACGGGTGCGGAAGATATTACCCCGTGAGCGATGACGCGCGGCGAGTGGCAGCACTCGCCAACCGGAAGACGCTATCCGTCGAAATCTTGCAGGAATTGGCGCAAGCTGGCGCGGCGGTTTCGGAAGTCTACGGGCGGGCGTTTGTGGATTGGTACGGGGAGCCACTCTTTACTACAGCCAAGGAGGGATAAACAATGGAACATAGCGTGATGGTGACATTGGGAGGAGGAAGCGCGGCGGATGGCGCGTGGGTATATCCGGCCCTCGCCAATACGTCGGAGCGATGGAACGGGTGGCTAGCTGCGCCCCGTTTCGACCGCGAAACACTAGAGCGCATAGCGGCCGATTTCGCGGCCGACCCCGATAGCGAACGGCTCACGATAGACGCGGAGGGCGTGTGGGCCTATTGGCCTGACTACGCAAGCGACTACACCGACCCGCGGGGTGAGCGATACGAATGGGACGCGGATGGGCGGTGCGCGTTAGGCGCGAACGGGTGGACGTGGCTAGAGGCGGACGAGGAGGCGTAAAGATCCGCGACACCCCCACTCCGCGAACGTAGGCGGCACCCCGTGCAAGCCGGGGAGTGGGAATGTAGGCAAGCAGCGCCGCGCCGGACGGATTCCGGCACCTTTCAGCAGGGGACGGTAATGTATCAGACTATCCAAGTGACAGCGGCGCAAGTGGAAAACTTTTCCCGGCGGTGGCCCTGCTCAGGGTTGCCGGAGGACGTGGGATGTGCGGTGGAGTTTGACCCAGCCGGGAACCTGGTCGGCTTTTCGTGGGACGATGGAGCAGACTACTGGGAAGCCGAAACCAGCGGGGCACTCCTCGCCCTTATTGATGACGCGAAAGCTGGGGCGCTCGCCTAATGCGCCCCGAACAATGGGAACCCCTGCCGCCGATCCGCCCCGACCCCCCGCCGACATGGTGGGAGCGCAACGCGCCCGCGTTTATCTTTGGCGGCGCGATGGCATTCCTAGCGGCCCTTGACATCCTCGGGCTGTAGTGTCAACGTAGCACAGCACAGCAAGTCAACCCAACCCCAGAGAGAGGAACGAACAATGCGCGGCGGCTACAACGGCTGGACGAACTACGAAACGTGGCGGGTGCATTTGGAAGTCTTTGACGGGTACGACCCGGACGGGCAAGCGATGACAGCGGACAGCGCACGGGAGATAGTGGAAGAGTACATCGAGATGACAAGCCAGGAAGGAATAGCCCGTGACTACGCGCTCGCGTTTGTGCAAGGCGTAGACTGGGACGAAATCGCACGGCACGTGAACGAAACGTGGGAACTGACCGGCGCCGACGCCTAACCCCACCCGCTGCCGGGGGCACAATGGCCCCCGGTGGCATTACCCCAGAGAGAGGAGACTAGACGATGCCCCGCACTATTACGCTCCACGCCGCTGCCCTACGCTACGTCCTCCCGCACGTTGGCACGGAAGAGAGCCGCCCCAACTTGCACGGCGTCCTTATAGAGCCGTCCGGCCTTGCCGTGGCGACGAACGGGCACACGCTCGGCGTCCACCGCACCGCCGCCGACCGCCACGACGCCGCGGCTTTGTTGCGCTTCCATGAGCCGCGGAAGCTGACCGCGGCGAAGGTCGAGACGATCGCCATAGCCCTGCCGGATATGCCCGACACCGCCCCGGTCGCGGTCACGCTGTATGATAGCGTGGGGCGCACCATCGGGGCCACGCTCGCGGACATGATGGACCCCCAAGATTTCCCAACGTGGCGGAACGTGTACCGCCCCCGCGAGGATGGGCAGCCCGTGCCGTCAATCGGCCTCGACCCCGCCCTGGCGGATCGCTTCGCGGTGAAGGTCGGGAGACAGACGGGCAAGGTGTCAGTGGCGTTTGACGGCGCGTCCGGGTGTATGCTCGTGCGCTACCCCGATGAGCCGAACGCCCTGGGCCTGTGGATGCCCTGCCGAGACGTGGTGACGGGGGCGGCGGTGGCGGCGTGGGATGCCGTCACCGCCAGACCCACCGCCCCGGACGCCGCGCCAGACGCCGCCGCTGTACTCGCGGAGGCCACCCCGTGAGTCAATCCCTCCGCCTGTCCGGGCGCGTCGGCCTGTCCGACTACTTGCTCGCCTTCTACGACGGGGAGGAACTCCTCCCCGTCGAGCGGTCGGAGCTGGTCGAGATGGCGGAAACCATCATCGCCCACGCCGCGCACGGGTGGCCCGAGAACGGCCCCCGCACCTTCGAAGACACCCTCATCCACTTTCGCCCGGAGGACTTCGCCGTATGACGCACCCGACCTTTGACGTAGAAACCGCCGACCGCGCCGCGCTCCTCAATCGGCTTTTAGACGACGCGGATCGTCAAACGCTGGAAGAATGGGGCGAACTCTGGCTCCGATCTTTGTCAAGTTATGAACTGCGCCAGTGGGTCCGTGACGCGCTGGAGATCGCGGAAGGGGAGGCCAGCGTATGAGCCGCGATACCTACCCCCGCCACCGCTACGCTGTCACGTTCGCCGTGACGCTGTTTCTCGACGCCGAAACCGAAGACAAGGCCGCCGACTACGCCGAGGAACGCCTCGAGGATGCCCTCGACACCGGAGCCATCGGGAGCAACTGGCGCTGGCGCGTTGAGGACGTGACGCGGGAGGATGGCGCGTGACCGCCACCACCCCTACCCCCCGCCGCTGGTTCCGCGTCTGGTTTCGGTACGATGGCGATCCGTTGCGCTCCGAGGATACGCTCATCGTCCAGGCGACCGACGAACACGCGATCTATAAGCAGATGGCGCACGAACACAAGCGCGTGACGGCCTGTTACGCGCAATACCCCGACACTCCCGAGGAGAAATAGCCGATGCGCGACCATATGACCGATAGCGACATTATCCACGCCGCCCGTGCGATGTATGCGGACGGCGACGATGTTCAGATTGACGCCGACGCGAAAATCTCGCGGGGCGATGATTGCGGGGCCTATGTTCAAGCCTGGGTTTGGGTGCCGTACTTCGAGCCGCCAGAGGCGACCCCGTGACCTACCCAGTCTGCACGTCCTGCGGGAAATCGACCCGCAGCCACAAACGGCCCCGCTACTGCCTGCCCTGCGCCGATGTCCTGCGCTGGTTTATGGAGCGATTCTGCCGATGACCGCCACCGCCTTCCCCTTCCCCGACCCCGCGAACGTGACGCCCACCCCCCGGTGGCGTCCGATCCTGAAGGTCGTCTATGCCTACCTGAACGCCGAGCCACTCCCCGCCGACGAACGCCGACGGCTGAAAACCCTCGCGGACGGCATCATCGAGGCTTACCGCGACGGGTGGAACGGACTGATCCCCGACCAGGAGCTGCAGTCGGAGGATCTGGACCTGTGACCGACGCCCTCCTATCAAGCCGGGACGCCGCCGCCTTCTGGGGCTGTCAGGCCCGAGGCTTCACGCAACGGATGGCGCAATGGGGGTTCGCCCCCGTCGTCCGTCCCGGCACCACGCGCCACGGCGGGCGGTCGCATTGGTGGCACCCCGCCGACGTGATGAAGGCCCGAGCGATGGCCCGCGCCGACGTGGCACGGAAGGCCACCGAGGCGAAGGCGAAAGCGGACGCCGAGGCCAGCACCGACGAGGCCACCCGCCGCAAGCGCGAACACCTCACCATCTTGCGCCGGCACTACGCCCAAGAGCGGTGGCGCAAGTACTGGACCGCGAAGGCCGAGGCTCGACAGGCGGCGAAGCGATCCGCGAAGCAAGCGAAGGTGGCCCGATGATAACGCGACACGTTACGCTCCACCTCCCCGGCACCCCGCCCCGGAATATGGGCGCCTTCTCTGGGACATCGGAGCGGTCGATCGTCTTCCAGGTGCTGGAACGCTGGCCCCTGCTCCCCCCCAACTGCCTGTGCCTTGATGGGCAGCCCATCCAGCTCCCGAAGGCCCCGGGGTTCCGCGACCCCGGCACCCGAGCGAAGGCCGCCGCACGTCTCCGCGATCCCGAGGTCCAGCGTAAGAAGGTCGCGGCACGGCTGGCGACCGAAGCGGCCCGCCGCGCCCGCGAGGCCGCGATGAGCCCAGAGGAGCGGGCCAAGCTGGCGAAGCAACGGAAAGCGCGGTATAACGACCGCTGGCACCGCTACTGGGCGGCGAAGGATGCCAAGCGACAGGCCGCCAAAGCCACCGCCACGCCGGAGGGCGCGTGATCCTGGCCCTCGTAGCGCTGGTCGTGACGCTGTTCGTTGTCGGCCTCCTGACGGCAGACGAGCCGTGACCCTCCTCCTGCTGCTCCTCCCTGCCGCGATCCTCGCCGGGGTCGCCGTGGTCGAGTGGTCGCTGGCGTGGTGGGACGACGACCCGACGTGACCCCAGAGACACGAACACCCACCGCGGAGTCATCCGGGTGGGTGCCGTGTCAGAGGAGGAGAGTGCCCCGTGAAGGGCACCAGAAAGCTACACGCCGAGCGCCATCCGCGCAAGGGCCCAGAGGAGCTTCAAGCCCAGATACACTCCGCCGGCGAGGCACCACGCTGCCGCCGTGATCGTGAAGGCCACCCCCCACGCCTCGACCTGCATTCGGCGCTTACTCGGGGGTCTGTTCGTCGGCTGGCTCATTTCGGACGCTCGTGATGACGGGGTGCGCGGGGGGCTTTGGTTTGTGGACGAAGAGGGCCAGCTTGAGCCGCCCCCTCCGCCGCCCCTCGCGGGACAAGGCCGCCCTGGCCACGTTGGCGGGGAGTGCGTGCTTTCCCGCGTCCGCTCCCCGCCCGCTTTGGAGCCGGCCCAGCGGGTTCGACGGCGGCTGCGGACCCTCCGCGAACACGCCGCGAGCGTTGTAGTCCTTCGGCAGGTGCGGGCCGAAGCTCTCGGGATCGTCCCACCGGGGGCTGGGCATCGTCCCCAGTATCGGGCATATCCCGGAAGTTGTCAAGGACCCGAATGGTAATCGTTGCGCCCGCCGTCGCCTTATCCGGCGCCCCCTCCTCGCTGAACCGCCAGAGTTCCCACCGCACCTGGCTGTCATCCCACCACACGCCGTCGCCGGCGGTGATGCCGTCCTTGCAGTTCTTCGACCAGTTGAGGTCGCGCCGCCGACGATCCGGCTCCCGCACCACCACCTCCAGCGCGAGCGGCCCCTCGGCCTTCACCCACTTGGCCTTCCGAGCCGCCGCCAATGCAAACTGCCCGATGAGCTGCTTGCTGTTGCGGTACTCCCGCGACAGATGGAACGACCCGCTGACGAACTTGCGGTTGTCCGAACAGAGCGCGGCCCACGGGACGACGAAGGTGAGTGCGTCAGTCATTGGCGACCTCCCACGATGACCCTTCCAGTACCTCACGGAGCCGGAAGCCAATCCACGCCGCCACCGGAGAGGCCACGCCGTTGCCGCACGCCTTGTAGCGGGCGGTGTCGGAGAGGGCGTAAGCGCGGCCCTGCTCGTCAAGGCCCTGCGCTGTCCAGCCATCAGGCCACCCCATCAACCGCTCGCACTCGACGGGCGTGAGTCGGCGTGGGATGCCGGGCTGAACGGCGTGGAGTGCGGCGGCAAACAGGTGAGCGTCCTGCCCATTCAGGCCAGGCGCGGCGGGGTGCGCCCCCATCGTGAGCGCGGGAGCCAACACCGGCCCCATCTGATGCGATAAATCGGTTTTGAGGGTCGGCGCGATGCCTTCCGTCGATAGGCCGGTCTGCTTATCGACCATAAACACGACCTGATCGTTCGACGTGCCGAGGGTAAGCGACTTACCCTCGGACAAGAGCGGCCCCTTGCCACCGCCCGGCTTGCCCTCGCGGTTGCGGAGGATGATGGCGGTGTAGTCGGTCACGCGGTTGTTGTGGTCGCCCGTGAGGGCGTTGACGACAACGCCCTCGCCGTTCCCTCGGGCGTCGTAGGTCAGGATGTAGTTCTGCTGTTTCATCCCCGGTTGTGCAGCGAGAGCGCAGACGATGTCGTTCGGAACGACGCGAACTTCGTCACGAGTATTCTGCGCGAACGCAAGCACAACGCCACGCGTCTGTGCGCCGATTGCGGTCGTGCTTGCGCCGTCCGCGTCCAACGTCCCCATCACGGGGTCGAGTCGTCCGACGCCGCCGCTGATGTTGACCGCGAGCGCAGCGCCTCGTCCAGCATCGGTGGCAACGCCTTGCCGCGGCGCTCGGCGCGGCGCAGGATGCCCTGACACGCCGTCGAGGAGAGATAGTACTTCGGCGGGATCAATGCCGGCGTGTCGAGTACCGAGGACAAAGACGCGGCGACGGCGCTGCGGTACCCCGAAGTACTGAGCGTCCAGTACCCGCCACGCGGCGACTCCGCGACGACCACGCACGATACCTCCGCCGCCCTTCCATCCTCGGGCGGGAACAGCGACAGCGTCTCCGACGAATACTGAGAGGATTCCGGCAAAGTCTTCTCCTTTGTTTGAGGACAACATCCCAACCACATTCTCATACAGCGCGAACGGGGCCTGCGACTCTTCCCAGATACGCAACGCATCCAACACCAGTACCGAGCGCTCGCCATCCATCCCCGATCGCTTCCCGGCAATCGAGAAGTCTTGGCACGGCGCTCCGAAGGTCAGCATCGTAAACGGCCCGACCTCTTGCACGATGTCGTGTCCGTTGAGCTGCGACACATCCCCCCACAGCGGCACCGCCGGCCACTGGGTTCGGAGTACGGCCCGCGCGTGGGCATCCCACTCGGCGTGGCCCACACATCGCCATCCCGCCGTCTCCAGCCCGCGGCTCATCCCGCCGACCCCGGCAAAGAGTTCCACGAACGTCAAGTCCGTCATCACTTCATCCTCCCGTAAGTAGTCAAACGTCCGTGAATCTGTTCCTGTTCTTCAATGCTCATTGCTCTGGGCAAGAGGCGCAAGGTGGTGTAGTCCCACCGCACCGGGATATCGTCCACACTCCCGTGGCGATTCTTGTCCACGATGAGCCAAGTGTCCGCCTGCATCCCGCTCCGCATAAACCGCGAGTGATCGAACAGCAGCACCTGGTGGCTGTCATTCTCAATCGCGCTGCCGCCCATCAGCCCCTGCGCCACCGGACGCTCGGCTCGGGCCGCCGAGGTCTGGCGATTGAACTGCGAGAGGGCCACCAACGTCACGCCCAACGTGTGCGTCAGGTCGCGGAGCTGGTGCGCGACCAGCTCCATCCGGTCGTGGATGCTATGCGCGTTGGCGGTCCAAACCAGCTGCAGGTAGTCCAACACGAAGTACTTCGAGCCGTGGTTCTCGGCATAGTGCCGCATACAGGCCGTGACATCGGACAGCTTGGAGAGCGGCCGGCGGTTGACCAGCAGATGCCCGCCCGTCTGCTCCCGCAGCTCGTTCACGCGCCGCTGGGCCAGCTCGTAGGTCGTCGCCTTGAACCCCGGCCCCTGCTCCAGCTCGATGACCGGCACGCCCGCGGCGATAGCGAGATACCGCGTCGCCAGCTCCGACCGGGACATCTCCAGCGACAAGAACGTCGGCACCTCGCCGTGCCGGACGGCTTCGTGCGCGAGGTTGAGCCCGATGAGCGACTTGCCGGTGCCCGTGTTCGCGCCGATCGTGACGAACCAGCCCCGGGCCAGCCCAATCCCACCGCCCCCACCCCGGCACATCGTATTCCACATCGGGAGCATCGTCGGCACCGCGTCAATCGGGGCGAGCTTCTCATCGAGCAGGTGCTGCAGCGTATCGCCCGAGATGGAGTCGAACGCGACCGCCGGCCCCTCAGCCCCAATCGGCGTGGCCCGCTGCATCACCTGCCGCAGGAAGCGGTCGAACGCCTCGGCCTCGGGTAGCACCTGGTGCAGGTCACAGAGGTCCTTGACCGGCGAGCCCTGGTACTCGATGCCAGCCAGCACCTGCGCCTTCGGGAGATCCTTAGCGATGGAGGCGACCAGCGTCGCCCCGCCCTCGTCCGGCTCCTGCCAGACGTAAACCTGCCGTCCGGCCAAGAGCGGCGCGTACTCGGAGCGCCACTGCGAGGCCCCGGGGAGCCCGACCACACAGAGCCCCCGCTGCCAGCCCGCGTGGCAATCCGACTCGCCCTCGACGATGAGAACGGGAGCCGTGATGGGGGTCCGCGCAAGGACATCCTGCCCGTAGAGCGGGGTGCCCGTGCCGTCCTTGTCCCAGAACGTCCCCTTCTGGGTGCGGAACTTGGTGCGGATGAGCTGCCCATCGGCGTCCCGGTAGGGGATGGCGAGGATGGCGTCCCCGAACTTCCCCACCCGCTCTTCGACGCCGGCCGCGTGTAACGTGGCGAGTGACAGCCCCTTCCGCTCGGCGTACTCCGCGAGGGTCAGGCCCTTGTTGGCCCGCTCGGGGAGGGTGACGCCAATCTCCTCGGCCAGCGTGTCGAAGTGCTCGGTGAATCCGCAGGCGGCACAGCCCCACTGGTGGTCACCCAGCCACGCGCTGGCGGTGTTATCAAGGTGCCTCGGGCATCGGAAGGCCAGTGCCTTCCCCTGCTTCTTGGTGCCCTTCCGGCGCATCAGCGCCTGTGCCAACACTCCCCGTGCGTCCATCGTGTGCATCCGTCTCTCCTCGGAAGATTCGATTCCAGTTCGCCGCCCATTCCGCCTCTGAAACGGCGGGCGGCCGTCTCACGCTGCCCTTGCCACTCATTCGCAACTCCACACGCGGGTCTGCCGCTTGATGGGCGGGATGCCGCCCGTCTTCGTGAAGCTCTTCTCGGTCACTAGCACTTGGTCCTGCGGGACGCAGGTGAACGTGCCATCGTCCAGCGCGACGACCCAGTGGTGCTTGTGCTGGCCCGGCTCCAGCGAGTAGCCGTCGCTGACGTGATCCAGCAGGAACCACAGCTCCCCGAGGTCCGCAACGTGCTTGTGGTCATCGGTCAGCACCCGGCAGTCGAGGCCCGTCAGATACGCCGGCTCGTGCGCCTCGACGTGCCAGCCATAGGCATCCCACCGCTGGGCCTTGTCGCAGGTCCAGAGCTGCGTGGCGTCGGCCTGGTGCCGGAGCGCGTGGAGCGGGAGGTCCACGACCATCGCGCCAGACTCCAGCAGAATGTGACACCCGAACATTCGGCCCGGGGTGGCACTCATCCCCCACCACACACAGGGAATGGTCTTGTCCTTGGCCCCGCCCCGATGCACCGCGGACTCGATGACGTGGACGTAGCGATGGCGCGGGAGGTCGATGTTATGGCTCATTGTCTACCTCCATCCCAATCGGGTCCACTTCCGTCTCGTGGACTTCGCACCGCACGACGCGGTAGGGGGCGTGTTCCGGCCACTCGACGTTCCACCAGTTATGGTAGGCGTCGATCGCGTGATGCGCCGTGTCGTACTCGGCATCGCATCCGTCCTTATCGCGCACCGCCCACCAGACGCGGCGCAGATAGGGCGTCCAATAGGTAGTGTCATTGCTTGGCATCTCTGGCACAGCGTCCTCGTCAGTCATTTGTCCAAAATCCTCGCCGCTTGAAGTCGCGTGAGTTCGTGAAGTCGTGCGATTTGTCCAGTCAACTTTTCGTGACTGTATCGGTAATCTTCCAGAAGCTGGATATAGGCACGTGCAAGATTCTGTTTAGATGTACCATCGAACATCGCATCCATTTTCAGTTCCATTGCGTAGTGATACGCCATTTCTCTATCAAGAGGTTTGTCGTCAGTCATTGCTTGCTCCGCTCGTGGCAGTCAAAGATGGCCCCAATAAGCGATTCCCCGTGCCCAAGAAACTTTGTGACAGCGCCATCGTGCGCCGTCAATCGCGCCGTGAAATACTTCCCGACACGGGACACTTCCACTTCGTGCCCTCCATCCATCAGCATCCATTCTACGAGCAAAGAGATGGCTCGCGTAGAATCTGCCCACTTCGCCTCCTTGCGTTGACCAACGACAGCCTTCCAGTGCTGGGCGTCTTTCTCTGCCTCGTGTAGCGCATCAAGTGCGACCAGATATCTTCGCTGGAGCTGGTTTGACGATTCAATCAACATTGCTAGGGCGTCACCTAACTCATCACACCTCTTACACGGCGCTGTCATTCCGCCCGTCCGTACCGCTGCGCCAGCCACCGCGCATACACGACCTTCGCGTACTGGTCCGGGTAGAACCGCGCCGTGACGCGGTTCCCCCGGTACTGCGTGGTCAGGTCCACGACGAGCGCCCGTTGGATCGTGTCATCCATCGCTAAGTCGGGCAGGTTGTGGGTCTTCGTACCAGCCATCGGTCCCCTCCTTGATTGGGTCGGTGGTCATTTCGGAGATGGTGCCCATCCCCATACAGGTGGGGCAGAATCTCTGGCGGTGGTCGTCGTCTGTCAAGTCGCCGGCCCCATCACAGCGCCAGCACGTCACTCGTCGCATCACTGTTATGCACTCCTCTGGGTCTGGGTGGCTACCATCGCATCGAACTTCGAGACATCTTGGCCGGACCTGGCCCACTCCTCCCGGGTCCGGCCGTGGACCAGCACCACGTCATACGCCCGCCAGAACTCGTCTGCGAAGAACCGCGGCATCGACTTCACATACTGCGGCTCGGTGTGATTAAGCTGGCAGTGCGTGGCGTATCGGTCCACCGCCCGGACGATCCGGGCGCCCTCCACGCCGGCGCGAAGGACCGGGACCAGCGCCTTCAGTGCGGCGGGGTAGGAGTGAGGCTCGGGGCGCTTGGGATACTTGCTCCACAGCGCATCCAGCACCGCCTTCTCGTCCGCGCTGACGTTGTTCTTTGGGGTCGTTCCTTGGGGTCGTTTGGGTGCAGCAGCTATTGCACCCCCCTCCCGCAATAGCTCTTGCACCCCCTCCCCCGAAGCCAGCGTCGGGGGTGCATCCAGCTGCACCTCGTACAGGTTCGTGCTTCCGGGCCGACGAACGACCTTCAGATAGCCCCGCTCGACCAGCACGACGCAGGCCGACTGGATCGTCCGCTCCGACACGTTCGCCTCCCGTGCCAGCGTCCGCACCGAGGTCCAGACGTTGCCACCGAGCTTATCCGTGTGGATGCCGATGGCACACAGCACGCGGAGCTGGTTCGGGGTCAGCGACTCGTCCATCACCGCCCGTGCTGGGATAATCGACAGGCTGGGCATTATTCCTCGCCCTCCCCGTCCATTACCCACTCCTCCGGCACGATGCCCGTCAGCAGGAACTCGTGCTGCTCCAGCGACAGGTGGGGGAGCGCGACCTGGATGGGAACCGCGCCGTCGTGATACCGGGCCAGCTGTGCCTCGGTGATGGGCAGGTCCTGCGTCCGGGTCACCCCAGTCAAGATGCTCTTCTTCGTGATTCGCATATCCTCTCCTCGCTGGCTGATCACTTCTTATGCCGACTATGTGGGCCTTGGTTGCCGCCACGGGGACGCCGGGGGACGCCCATCCGGGCCAGCATACTCTGGACCGCCTGAAAGGTGACGCCGACCTGTGCCGCAATCTGACGCACCGACAGCCCGGTTTCGTACAACGCCTTCACCTGCGCTCGCCGCTCAAGATTGGGGGGCTTCATCGTGCCTCCGGTAAAAGGGTATCCTGCCACTGCGGGCACCACTTGGCGACCTCGCAGTACTCCTCGCATCGCCGGTAGATCCCGGGTCGATGCTCCAGCCTCACGCCCGCTGGCACCTCCGCTGGCTCCGCATCTAGCACGCGGAGCGCTCGCTTGGAGCCGGGCTTCATCAGCGCCCACTTGTCCCCGCTATACCACCGCTCCTCGTCCGAGCACCAGACCTCGGCCTCGCCAGCCTGTGCCAGCTGGTGGAGTTTGACCCGCTGCCGAACATATTCCTCCGTCTCGTCCAGCGGCCAGACCGGAATTGGGATGACCTTGACGTTGAGCGAGGGATAGTCCGGGTTCCGCTTGGCCTCGGATTTCCGGAAGTCGCGGAAGATGGCGACAATCTCCAGGTGGTCCACGACAAGGCCGTTCTGGAAGGCCAGCCAGCGCAGCACGTTGAGCTGGCGGGTCCAGCTATTGTCCCCCTTGGCCTTGTAGGTCGTCGTGACCTTGTAATCCGAGAGGGTTTTCGACCCCAGGTGCAGGCGATCGAACTGGCCCGACAACTGCCACCCTGCCACTTCCGCGAACATCCGCTCCTCGACCAGCGTGTCGGTGCCGGCTCGCTCCAAGATGTGATGCACCGCCTGCCCCAGCAGGCTCCAGATGCGCTCGGAGACATCCTCCTCGATGTCCGCCTCGTGCTGCCGCCAGAGCTGCCGGCGCTGGGGGCTGTCAATCAGCTTGGTGACGCTGATGTCCCCACCGCCCGTATAGGGGTCGTTCTGGACCGCCTTGACCAGCGCCTCCGGAAGGCCGTGCTTGTTCGTAATGGTCGGGGTCACAGGTTCGCCTCTCGCATCCGCTTCAACATCTCGCGCTGGTAGTACTTCTGCCACCGCACCTTGGACGCCTTCGCGGCAATCTCCTTCCGCCGCTCCGGGGACAGCGCCTTGGCGCGGGCCAGCCCACGGATCGTGCCGATGGTCTTCTGGTCCAGGACGGGCCGGTCGCCCCGAGCTATCGCCCGTCGCCGGGCGACCCGTTCCGCGGCCCGCTTGTTGTACGCGACGATGTCCTGCATCCGCGACTTCTTGACGTAGTAGCGGTGGGCCACGGCCCGGCAGGGCCGGCAGTACTTCGCCTTGCCCCGCGCCCCGTCCACCGGCTGGGCGCACGAGACGCACTGCCCGGCACGCCGTCGAGCGCAGGCGGGGCAGTGCCCCACCATACGCCCGAGGCGGTCAAAGCTAAGGTCATACATCGCCTCGCACTGCTTGGCCTGACACCGCACCCTCACGATTCCAGCCCTCGGAACCGACGGCTGACCACGTCGTCCAACTCCCCGACGCTGACATCCACCGCAAACACCCACTGCTCCATCCGACTCAGCTGCTCCCGGAGCGCCCGTACCTCGGCCTGCAGCTCTGCCACGGCCTCCAGCGCCTCTCCCCCTCTGACCGGGGCCGTCACTTGCTGGTCCGGATGAAGAGCGTGGCGGCCGCGGACTGCACCGAGGCCCCGTCCACCGGGATCTCCGCCTGTTCGCACGCCTTGGCGAAGTGCTGAATCGCCGCCTGCACGCAGCGGCTATACAGCGCGACCGCGTCCTCGAACGAGAGCGCCGAGGCCGTGCTGGTGGTGCGGGTGGCCGGAGCCGCCGCCGCCGTGGGAGCCGACCCCGTGGCGAGGTTGATGTTCGTGAAGGTCTTGCCGTCCTTCCGAATCTGCTCGAAGTGGAGCGTCTGCCCGAGCACCGACTCCGGGGTCAGATTGAGGCGGGCCAGCCCCTTGGCCCCCGACAGCTCGGAGATGTAGACATCCGTGCCATCGACGCTGCTGAACACCATCTGCGGGCCGAACTTGCCCTCGGCCGACTTCACCGCGCCAATCACCATCGTGATCGGTCCATCTGCCAGCTTGTGGAACGCCATCTGAGTTCTCCTGAAAGAGAAAAAGGGATGCGACCAAGTGGCCGCATCCCAAGTCTACACTACTACCCATCCCAAGTCAAGAGCTACTTTTTCTTCTCCATCGGATCGAGGCCCATCGCGGTCGCCATCGACCGGACGACCGCCGTGGCCAGCGTGTCACACACGACCTCGACGTTCCGGGTCAGCTCGGCGTCCGTCTCCCCGTGCAGGAGGTTGGGAATCCCGGCATCAATCAGCCAGGCGTGCGCCCACTCGTGGACAAGCGTGTGCCACCGCAGGGCCGGGGGCATCCCGCCCGCCAGCGCGATGGTCCGCTTGGCCGGGAGATACAGCCCCCAGCAGTCGTCCCCGTCCGGCGCGGTCAACGCCCCCCGGCGCTGGCTGACCTTGATGGGGCCCGCCAGCCCGGAGACGACCTTGGGGACGGCCGGCCATCTCCGCTTAGGCACGGATCGTCTTCCCCAGCGTCGTCACCACAGCCGCCCCCTCTTCGATGGTCACCAGCTCCACGCCATACCGCCCCTCGCCCTCGACCACAATGGCGAACCCCTGCGTCCAGTCCGGCACGCTGACGTAGCCGGGGTCCAGCCGGCAGAGGCACCCAATCTCATACGCCTTGATGACCTGCTCGCCCCGGCTCCCGATGGCCGGCACCCGCCGCATCGAGGCCCCCTGCCGGTGCGTGTGCCCGTGCATCACGCTATTCAGGTAGCTCTCGCTGTGGGCCTTGGCCGACATCCCGCCACCCCGCCGGACGAACGTGCCGTGCGTAATCAGCAGGTCCTCCCCAATAACCAGCTCCGGCTTCATCTGGATGCGGCTCCACTCCGGGTGCCACCACGCCGGGTAGCTCATCACCTGCAGCGCCCGCGGGGTCTTGAGCAGTTCGGGGATGCGGTCGGAGAGGTAGCGCCACCAGCGGCTCTCGGTCCCGTCCCCGCTGTGGTTGGCGTCGATCTCGATGAGCGTGGACTCGGGGGGCAGAATCTCCTCTAGCGCCCGGAGGAAGCCGTGAAACGCCACCGCCTCGTCCTGTAGGCTCCACGTCTGCCGCACGTCCTTGGGATACTTGCTGATGGCCAGCAGGTCGGGGAGGTCGCCATTCAGGACCACCCGCTCCGGCTTCAGCTCCTCGATGGTGCGGAGTAGGACACTCACCGCCGCGTCATCCTGCAGCGGGAAGTGGAGGTCGGAGGCCACGACGGTCACGCCCGTGGTCGCGGTGACGTTGGCCTTGGGGCGCTTCGGGACGGGGAGGCTGACCGGCTTGAACGTGTCCCACCAGTCCGCAATCTCGTCCGTGCGGTTCGGCCCCTTCTCCTTGGGCGCGGTCACGGGGTTCCGGAACTGGGCGATCCGCCACGACTCCATCGCCTCTAGCCACGCCTCCCGGTGGTTCCGCTGGAGGTACATCCGGCAGGCGTCGTAGCTCTTGTTCGCCGTCTTGGCGTAGGTATAAAAGCCTTGATTCCCCTCGGCGCGGACGCGCTCCAAGAGGGCTTCAGTCTCGGCCGCGCTCCAGCCGACGGGCACGACACGGGTGTGACGGGGCATGAAAGCTCCGGCGGGGGTTTCTCGACGCTATTGCGCCGCGCTTACTTTGTCAAGAGGAGGCCCGTCACGAAGCCGGCGAGGAACAGCACGGGGCGGGACGGGCAGGGGAGGCCGGCGATGCGACACTCGGCCTTCTTTTGCAGGGCGCGGATCAGGGCATCCTGATGCGCCATCGTGGTATCGGCGCGGTCGAGCGCCACGGACATCGCCTTCCGCTCTTCGGCGTAGCGGTCCCGCAGGGTGTCCACTTCGGCCAGGTAGCGGATGACCTCGGCCTGCAGGCTGTCGTGGACACTCAACGCCACCGATAGCGCCATCCGGAGCGTGTCGGCACTGGCGGCGGTATCCCCGGTCAGCGGGCGCAGGGCCTCCAAGCTATCCCGGAGCGTCGCCGTCCGCTGGGTCAGCGTGGCCCGTGCCTGTCGCTCCTGCTGGCCCGCCGTCTTCGCCGCGTACTGCGCCTGAATCGCCATCGTCCGAGCGCTGTCGGCGGCCTGTCGGAGCGAATCCACCTGTCGTGCCATAGCCAAGGTATCCGGGCGAGGGGCGGGATGGGTAAGGAGATAGCCGATGCCGAGCGCAGAAAGGACAGTGAAGCACAGGACGTAGAAGCGGTCGATGTTACTCATGTACTACTCATAGTCCTTAAGCACGAAGCCGGGGACGTGGTCGGGGTCGTTCTTGCGGCCGGGGCTGACCTTCGCGTGAGTCGTCACCGGGATCTGCCCGTACTTCCGGCGCACGTCCGCGATGAGGACTTTCATCGCCTTCTGCTGGGCCTCGGTCAACGGCTCCTTGCCGTCGTTCTTATTCGAGAAACAGAGGCCGACCGAGATGCCGTTTACGTCCTTGTGCCCATTCCACTCGGCCTTGCCCGCGTGCCACGCCCGGCGGTCATACGGGACGACCGTGTAGACCTTGCCGTCCCGCCCGACGAGCGCGTGGTAGCTGACCTTGCTCTCGCTCGACTGGAGCCACGAGAGGCAGCCCCTCTCGTTCGGGGAGGCGTCCGCGTGGAGCACGATGACCTTAACGGCCTGCGCCCCACGCGTGTTGTGGTTAGGGGACGGGTTCGTGCAACTCACTTCATCACCCGGTAGGCGCCCGTCTTTCGGTCAATCGCCTTGACGCCCGTGATCACGCCGAACTTCTTGCCGTGCCACACCGCCGCCCACGACAGCACCAAGCCGAAGCCGAGGTTCATCAGCACTTCGCTCGCCGGGGGAACCGTGAGGAGCAACACGTTGAAGAGCGCCCCGGCGACGATGAACGCCAGCCCCGTGCGGACCGCGTGGTAGCTGACCTTGCCGAACTGGTCAATCTGCTTCACGCCGTCACCGATCTTCGTGAAGAGCATCACATAGAACGCGAGCCCGCCAAGACAGATGAGGGCGTTGGCGATAGCGTTAATCGACTGGAGCATCTTTGGCCTCCGGAAAGATTTTCCCAATGACAATCTCGACCCCACGCTGGCCGAGCACGCCGAGGAGGAACGCCATCGCGCTCATCGTCTGGGAGCTGGCCGCGATGCCCGTGACCTCGAACACCACCGGGGTGAGGAAGTAGGCACTGCTCGTCCCCGCGCTGATGGCGAGGAGGTTGTCCCGCATATTGCCGTGGCTGGCTTTCCCGACCGCAATCAGGGAACCAAAGAACCCGGCCACCACCAGCATCACACTGCTCTTCTCGCTCGCCATCGTTACTCCTGCCCGGCCCGGAAGATGCCGAGCGGATCGTTAGGGTCAGACTTCCGAATACTGGTGGCTTCCTGCCGACGACGGGTCACGAGGCCCGGCAGGTCCTGCAACCGCCCACGCACCCGCGCCTTGGTCGCCGTCTCTAAAATATCTGCGCCCCGGTCGTACTCCCCGGCCCGGAGCGCCTCCAGTACGCCGTAGCGCCGGAGCTTGGTCGGGCCGAGGTTGTAGGTGGCCGAGAGCAGGCCCGGGCTCAGCGGCACCTGCTGACGCTCCAGCATCGCCGCGTCCTCGACCAAGCGCCCGCGGAGGAAGTTGAGCGCCGCCTCTCGGCTCCGAGTTGCCCCAGGGCCCACCGACGGCCCCGTCTCACCATAGCCGACCGTCCAGACGCCCGCCGGGTCGCGGTAGGCCCGCTCCCGGTAGCCTTCGTGTGGGGCGATCATCTGGAGCGCCTCGTCCAGCATCTGGGCCCGGACGACCTCGGGGGCCGGCGGCTCATACGGCCGCTGCCCCCGTACCATCGTCTTATCTGCAGGCGCTCGGAGGCGCCCCTTGGGGATGAGGGAGTCGGACATTAGTAGCCGATTCCCGCAGCGAGCAGGTAGTCCTTCAGCGACTTCGGCGTCATCGCCTGTCCGCCAGATGCCGCCTGCTCCAGCGGCTGGAAGACCTCACGGGCACGGTAGATGCGCTGCGCAGAGCGCGGGATGCCGAAGCCCGAGAGCGGGCTGAAGGACAGGCCAACGCTCTCAGCCAAGGCCGCACGGGCCATCGGGAGCGCCGCCTGCGCCTCTTCACGCGCCAGCGATGGCACGCGCTGTGCAAATGCCTCCGGACTCTCTGTGGTCAGGCGCTTGGACGGCGTCCACTTGCCAGACACGGCCGCCCGGGTGACATCACCAGCCTGCTGGCCCAAGCGCATAGCCTCAGACTGCTTGGCATATTCCTGCAACGCCCCACGATACTGACCGCCTGTCGTCACGTCCGATGCCTCCGTCAGGCGGTCGGCCAGTGCCCGGGCATCATCAACCGCCCGGCGCGTGCCCGCTTGTACGCGCTGTGTGCCGCGAGCCGCCTGTGCTGTCGCCGCCGACTGTGCCTTGTCCGCCACATCGAGGATATACTCGCGGGTCGCCTTGATCAGGTCCTGTTCGGTCGGGTCCGGATACTGCTTACGGAAGGACGGGCTCTCCATAATCTCCAACACATACGGCTGGATTTCCGGGTCATCCAACACCCCCGTCCGAATACCAGCGGCTTCCGCCTGCTGCCCCGCTCGCTCTGCCGCCCGGAACATCGGCCCGGTCACGGCCTCGCGCTGTGCCTTGGCCCCCATCTGCTGCGTGGCCCGTGACGGCGTCCGCAAGGCCCGCGCAATGTCCGCCGCCCCAAATAACCCGCGAGCCACCCCGGCCGCAACCGGCGCAGCAACCGCTCCGACCGCCCCGGCCTCCAGCGCCGACTCCAGCCGACGGCCCTCCATGCCCGGCGCCCCGGAGAGGAGTTGCTCGCCAGCCGCAAGGCCAGCGCCACCCCCCATCAGTCGCGCCGCACCCGATCGCGCCACCGGCAGCCGTCCAGCGGCCTGTAGCGCCCCGCGAAGGGCCTGCGGGGCACGACCCGCCATCGCCCCACCAGCGGCCATCAGCGGCAGGCCACCAGCCATCCGTCCGACTGCGGAGGCGACCGGCACATCAGTTACCTCGGCCTGAATCTGCCGCTTGGCCTCTTCCACCGGGACGCCACTGGTCGCGGCCCGCAGACCGGACATCGCCAGCTGAGCGCCCGGGAACCCGGCGGCCACCGTCTGGAGCGCCTCTAGTCCCGCCCGTGCGCCGGCCTTGATGTTGGCGGCGGCCGGAGACATCTCGGCCAGCCCCATCGGGTCTTCGCGCTGCATTTCGGCCGCGTTGAACGCGGCAATCTTGGGCGCCCAGCGCTTGATTTCGGCGTCAATCTCGTCCTTGGAGTACCCGTTCTCCCGCATAAAGCGCACGTTCTCCAACATCGCCTGTGTCGGGTCGCGCGTCGGATCACCGTTGGCCATTAGAATGTATCCGGGTTATTGGGGAGAGTGCGGCGGGTGGTCGTGGCAGCTGCCGGTCGGCCGGCTGGCTGTGCCGCGCTAGTCGCCGCGCCAAACTGCGAATAGTACCGAGACGCGGGGAGCGCGATGTTGTTGAACGTCTCTAGTTCGCGCAGGCGGGAGGCCGACTTGTACTTTTGGGTCGCCTCTGAGTCGCCAGACACCGGAATGACCTGCGACTCAATCCAGCCGATTTCTTCCTTGTTGAACGCCGCGCCAGTGTTCTTGCGAAGGATTGGCTCGGCAAACTGGCGAATCGCTACCACCAGCTGCTGCTCTTCATCACTCAGCATCCGGTTGGTAACCGCCCGGGTCACGGCGTTATCTGCCGCCAGCGCCGCTGAAATACGATCCAGTCGAGCCTTCGGGCCGTACTGCTCGATGATGGGATTGGCCGCCGTCATGCGCTGGGCAAAAAGGAAGCTCTTCTCCTGCGCCTCAGTCGGCCGCGCCGGCGGCTTGCCCGATTCCTCGCTGGCCCGCACCTCCGCCAACGATCGGTTCGCATCAATCCGCATCTGCGTGAGGTCCCGCTGGAGCTTCGCGTTGTCCTTCGCCTGCTGTTCGCGGGACCTGCGATCTTCGGCCCGCTCTTCAGCGCGGAGTCGGCTCTCCGCCTGCGTCTTCATAATATCTCGCTGATATTCCAGCCCAGCCAACCGCTCCTGCCGCTCCATCGGTGCCTCAGCCCGGACGAACTCCTGGCCGCCGTAGGTCAGCCGCTGGGACGGGGCCCGACCCGCCGTGGCCATCGCCTCGGAGAGCGCCCCCGCTCCCGGCCCGCTTGCGGCGGTCATCGGCGCTCCAGCCCGCGGGTTGAGAGCGGACATCAGCGCCTGCGAGGCGAGTTCGCCCCCCTGCCGCGTCACGGCCTGCTGCCGCTGCGTCAGTTCTTCCGGCCGCATAAATCCGGCCTGCATCAGGTCAAAGATGTCCCGCGACTTCTGCCGCTCTTCCTGCGCCTTCAGCCGATCCTGCTCCCGCTGCATTTCTTTCTGGCGGACATATCCACCCAGTCCCCCGCCAATCGCCCCCAGCGCCGTCTGGAGGGCCACTCGTGCGCCGCGTGCCATCTCAGCCTCCCTGTTCGTCGCCGAAGAGCCCCATACGCATAAACTGCTGCTGGAGCTTGGCGAGGTTCTTGGGGTCTACCTGCGACAGGATCTGCGCGAGCTGCATCCGCATCGCGTCCCGACGCTCACGCGCCGCCTGGTCAGAGGCCGCCGCGTCCTTGAGGAGCTGGACATCAATCCCCGCCATTGCCCGCGCCTGCTGACCGGCGAGGTCCCCGAACCGGCCCGCGCCGATGGACGAAGCCGCCAGCCCACGGCGGGCCATCTCCTCTTCGAGGCCCTGCCGGGCCGCGCCGAACTCCGCCTCCAGCTCGCCCTGCTGGAACGCCCGGAGCTTCTGGAACAGGTCGGAGTCGTAGGCCGACTTCGGCATCCCCTCGGACGCCAGCTGCTTGCGGACGGCGTCCATAAAGGCGTTCTGAGTATTCTGGGCCTGGGTCATCGGCCCCGTGGCCCTCGCCAGCGTTCGGCTCTCCGCCGGGCCAACCGCGACCGGCTGGAGGCCGGGCATCGCCGCCTGCTGGGGTGCCGGACGGGCCTGCCCACTTGCGGCCAGCTGGGCAAAGGTCGGCATTGCCTGCGTCGGCTGCTGAGGCTGCGCCTGCGCGAAATTCGGCGCGGCTTCCTGCTGGCCGAAGAGGCTCCCGAACCCGCCGGTCTGCCCGACGCCTTGCTTCTTGCCGCTGCCCGTCGTGCCAAAGAGATTGGCGTAGCTGCTGGTTGCCATTTAGCCTCCGATCCCGTAGTACTGCGCGTACATCGGCATCAGGAGCGCCGCGAGGTTCTCCTGCTGTTGCCGACGCCGGAGCATCTCCTGCCGCATCATCTCGCGCTCGGCGGCTCCGCCATACGCCTCGATGCCGCCCTGAAGTAGGCCCGCTGTAATTTCCGGGTTCTCCCGCGCCAGCCGAGTGGCGGTGCGGACACCGGTGCCGAAGAGTTCACCGAGAGACGACATAGGAGCCGCCCCAGCCGCGCTTGGCGCACCGGGCGCACGAAGGGCGTTGAGATAGCTTTCTGCCTGATTGCCACGCAGGGTTGGAGCGCCGGGATACAAACGGCCGACTGATGGACGGCCCGGCATCTGCGGAAGTGGCTTCAAACCACCACCAGCCGCCCCAGCCGCTGCCTCTGGCACACTAGCCGCCTGCGTCAACCCCGTGCCTTCCGGCAGTCCAGGCACATTGATAGTCTGCGTCACCGCATCAGGCACGCCCGGAGCAATGAGGTTCTTGAGCCCCCCGATGCCCTTGAACGCTGCACCTGTGATGGCGGTGTCCCCGGCAAAAGAGAGGGCCTTGCCCAGCCCCGTCTTCTCCATCCAATCCATCGTGCTCTTGCGTGCCTTGCTGCCGCCCAGTCGGCCGGCAGTCCAGCCCGCCAGGCGCTGTGTGAATCCCGCCATCGTTACTTACCTCCCTTACGCTTGAGGGCCATCCGCCGCTTCGCCCGTTCGGGGAGGTCGGCGTAGGCAGACGTGGGCGTGGACTCAATGTACTCTTTGGCCACGGCCCTGGAAATGCCGGTCTTCCCGCGACCGGCGGCGGCAGCGTACATCGCCCGCTGTTGGGCCTTGCTACGGATCGGCATTACTTGCTCCCTCGCGCCACCGCGGCGTTATCGACGAGGTTCGGATAGGGTCGCCCCGCCGCCTCGGCCCGCGCCTTGGCCTTTGCCTTCTGCGCGGGGGTAAGGGGGGTCGAGGACTTCTCGGGGTTCTTGGTGCGCCAGAAGGCGACCTTACGCTTCGGCATCAGGGCGTCCAGGGAGGAGGGAGAGTAACCGACGCGGGGTGCTGCGCGGCTTCAAGGGCCGCGTCCGCCCGCTGCTGCAACTGCGCCAACGACTCCGGCCCCATTCCCGTCTCCAGCCAGTCGGCCACCATCTCGGGGGTGAGGTCGGCAAACGGTACAAAGGGGCGGGAGCCGTCGTAGGGCGAGATGGCGTTCTTGCCGGACACCGACCCCGAGACGCCATCCTCGGTCGCGGTGTAGGTGTACCAGACCTGATACGCCACATCCGGGTGCCCGTCCTGCACGGGATAGCAGTCGAACGACGTAAAGGTCCACGCGTAGGTCGGCATTAGATCGTCCGATACTTGAGGAAGGAACCCGTCTCGACGGTCATCGTGCCGCCCGCCGTCTCTGCCGCCATCTGGATACGCAACTGCCCGCTCGGGCTGGCTCCCGCCGAGAGCACGCCCTTGATGAAGCAGGGCCACGCCTGCGTGTTATTCGGCAAGCCACCGACCGCGACCTGCACCGTCGCGCCGATGTTGCCCGCCGTGTAGACGCCCGTGGTCGAGGCGGCACCCGTCTGGTTCATAAACACCACGCCGTCGTTCATCCCCGTCGGCCACGCCACACCCGTGCGCGGGTTGTTCGTCGCCGTCGAGGTGCGGAGCATCAGCATCGCCTCAAACTCGTAGTGCGTGTTCGCCGCCGGGGTGAAGAGCAACTGCACCGAGCCCGCCGCGATCGTGCCTAGCGTGGCACTCGTCGTCGTGTAGTCCGCCGTCAGCTTTTCGTACGTCCACGGGTCCGACCCGCCACCCGCCGCCGCCCACGAGAGCGTCCCCGATCCGTTCGTCTGGAGGTAATAGCTCGCCGTCTGCGTCGCGGGCCACGTGTAGGTCAGCCCGTTGAACGTCGTCGTCCCCGTCACCCGCTGCGTTCCCGTCACATCGAGCGCGTAGAGCGGGGTCGCCTGATTGATGCCGATGCGGTTGTTCGTCGAGTCCGTGACGAGGAGGTTGGTATCGACCGTCACGTCCCCCGTGACTACAATCGAGTCCGAGAAGGTGTAGGTCACGCCCGGAAACGTGCCCGCCGTGACGTTCGCCGCCGACACCGAGGCCGCCGCCCACGCCGGGTTCGCCCCGGCCCCGTTCGTCTTGAGGAAGTTTCCCGACGTGCCCGCTGGCAACTTGGCCCACGAGGTGCCGTTGTGATACAGCACATCGCCTTGGGTGCCCGTCAACTCCGTGATGTTCTTGCCGCCCGTCGTGTTGTAGGCGACGATGTTCTGGACCGTCGTGGTCGTGTCATCGCCGACCACATCGCCCGTGCCACCAGTCGAGGCAATAGTAATACTGCCAGCGCCGTTGGTAATGCTGATCCCAGCGCCGGGGGTCAGCGTGGCCTTGGTCAGGGTATTGCCGGTGGTGTTGCCGATGAGAAGCTGGCCGTTGGTGTATACGGTTTGCCCCGTTCCACCATTGGTCACTGGCAAGGTACCCGTTACCTCGGTCGCCAGATTGGCGGAGGTATTGAGAACCTCATCAGAAAGCTTGGTACTCCCGAGCTTCTTCTTGGCCATGTCGTAGGGTTAGACGAAGGTGAGCGTCAGCGGGGCGCTGCCGGCCCGCACAAACGCCTGACTGTTCGGCCCCTGGCTCACCCACAGATACCGCGAAGCGGCTGCGGTTTCTACGCACTTCACCGCCAGTGTTCCGGAGCTTGACGTTTGCATCTGGATAGTTGCCGTGCCAGCGCCAGCCAAGACCAATCCGTCCGGGGTGGACGCGCCCTGCAAAATTGCCGTGGCCGACGGCTCGGCGTCCGTCGCAGAATCTGTCACGCGGATGGTTACCTGCGTGGTGGCAACCGCCAGCGTATTGCCTCCAAGATCGCGCATGGTGAGCGTCGTGTCAATAGAGTCCGACACCTCGGCCCCCGGCGTTCCCCAGATGCCGTACGCGAAGACATCCTGCACGGCGCTGGCAATGTTGGACGCGCCGACAAGGGTCCACGACGGGTCGGCCGTGCCGTTGCCGGACACCAGCACCTGCCCGGTCGTTCCTGCGCCACCCGTGATGCTCCGCGGCGCGGCCCCCGCGCCACCACCGACCACCGGTGCATAGTTGGTCAGCGCTGCAGACGACGAGATGGCCGTTGTGCCGGAAAAGTACGGAACGCCGCCCGACGTGCCGCTCGACAGGCCGGTGCCGCCGTCGGCCACCGACACGTCGGTCCCGCCCACGCGATAGATATAAGACCCGCCAATCGTCACCGCCGTCGGGATACTCGTCGCCATCGACGGGACGCCGGCCCCGCTCGTCACCAGCACGGCGCTATTCGCGGTCGCCAGCCCGCTGACCGCGGTGCCCGTGGAGGCGTAGTACGCCATCTGGTTGGCGGTGCCGCTGTTGACCGTGCCTGACCCCGGGGCAGCCGCCCAGGTGCCGTCGCCACGCCAGAAGGTGGTCCCAGACGCGCCGGTGCCGCTGTTCAGATTC